AACATTCTTGAATTCAGACTCACCTAACTTGTATTTTTTCTCGTCGAGATACTTTAAAATGATATTCCTTTCCATAATGGAGTAAGTAGAAATATGCTTACCTTCATCATCTTTGGTAGGATTTTGATTTGAAACATTTACTTTGAAGCACTGAGCATCGTAGGTCCATTTCCCACCTCTGAATCTGGGGACTAATACTGCTCCATGCCTTCCAGTCAAGACCCAAGAAGTTGAGTCAACTGAATACCATGGATACCTTAGCATCAGATCAAGGGCGGTCAGACCAAATCCATGAATCTTACATTTAGGTAATCTATCTGGGGTATCACAAATGATCTCAAATAGAGAATCAAGCCAGAAGGTTAACTGATTATTACTTCCTCCTACTAATCCTCCAAGGCAAATATAATCATACTTACCTAAGTATTTGTAGAAATATTCCAAATCTTCACCGGCATGGAAAACTGGTAGAGGCTTTAATCCCGCCTTTTCCATATACTTCTGATTCTTCCAAGTTCCTTCTGCATCACCTATAACATCTAAGTTAGCATACACGGCAATAGCATCCTGATTATCACGAATGAATTTTATGTATTCATCAATGTTAATAACCTTCCCCTGAGTCAGAGCCGAATAAGCTCCTGAGTCAAGGAATAGTTCCACTTTTTTGTTTTTATTTTCTGACATAATTCTTTTCCAAAGTTCAACTACAATATCCATTCTTTGTATTTCAAGTTGGGCAAATGATACCAACCTTCGTTGAGATAATCTCTTATCTAATAGAACTAACTCCTCTTTCCATCGACCAGGAGTATTCCCAGCCATGAATAGTTTCATCCCTTTATGAGTTGAAAGAGTTCCTGCCTGGCAGAAGCTTCCTTAAGAAAGACTCCTTTCAGACTTGAAGTACTCATCACTGATTCTTGTTTATTAACTCCCCTCATTCGCATACACATATGAGTGGCTTCAATGATACAAGCCGCTCCTTTTGGCTGAAGATATTTCATCAAAGCCGCCGTAACCTGCTCACCGATACGTTCCTGAATCTGCAATCTACGAGCAAAAACATCGAGTAAACGAGCCAGTTTGGAGATGCCAATGACCTTCTTATTAGGAATATAAGCTACATGAGCGTATCCAAAGAATGGTAACATATGATGCTCGCACATAGAATACATTTCTATATTCTTCAGAATTACAACCTGATCACATCCATCAGAATTGAAGGTAGTCATCAGATCCTCAGGCTTTTCGAAGTATCCGCTGAACAATTCATCCCAGGATCTGATAACCCGATCAGGAGTTTTGAGTAAACCTTCCCGATCAGGATCCTCTCCCATACACTTAAGCTGGAAACGAATATTCTTTATTAACTTTTCATTATCGTCGCGCATTCTTTACTTCTTTTAATAGTTGATTAATTTCTTCACCATGAATCTTTCCAGATCGGAATCCTGATCCAGTTAGATAATTATGAACTCTCCTTACCTTTAAAGGATCAGAAAAATTACCAAGATATCTCCTGAGCTTTCTGACATTCTCTGAAGGAGTAAGCATCCAGGTACCTACAAAGGATTCTCGTAAGACCTGCCATTCTGGATCATTTACTATTTGTTTAATCTTACTCGGCATAGGATTTAAGTCTAATTAATTTAACTCTCATAATTTTATGCCTCCTTTTATGGCATTTCATACATAATGTTTCCAGATTTGAATCAGAGTGATTAAATTCATTTCCATCCTTGTGATGAACTTCCAACCTATTTTTTGGTTTATCACCCACCTGATGACAAGATTGACAAGTATTATTATCTCTTTTTCTAACTCTTCCACAAGCTTGTCTATATTCATCACAATCATATCCGTGATTTCTAAGACCTCCTTTCCAATAAGGGTTATTTTCTCCTTTAAAGTTTTCTCTACCAAAATCATCCCACCAAAGAGTTACTGATTTAGAAATAGCTTCTGGATTTGTATGAGGCTTTCCGAATTGAGGATTATCTATTCCAAATAACTTCTTCCTCTTACCTGAAGCATATCCTTCCAAAGCCTTTTTACTCATAAGCTCTTTGGTTTCTATTGAGATACTATAACTCATGACATCCCTCCCAAAAAGTGGGATCATCTTCCCTTTTTTCCAAAGGATCAATTAATTTATTCCTTTGGAAGGCCGTCCTCCTCATAAAGTCGGGACCACAGTGATTACAAGGCTTTTCACCGGCACGATAGCAAGACCAGGTAAGATGATATGGAGTATTGTATTTATTACCGAATGGAATGATCTCATGTTTCATCATTCCTCCAAGAGGGGAATGAATCTCAATCTTTACTCCATTCTGAACTGCTCCGTAGAGTAGATTATTAAAGTCGAGTATAAATTGTTCTTCATTATCAGGATAAGCTCCTGCTTCCTCGAGATTAGTTCCCAGATAGATATGCCCAAAGCCTTTTGCTTCAGCATAGGCAACTGTGTGAGTGAGCATCATTAGATTCCTTGCGGGAACCCATTCATGAGCATACTCAGCTCCAGCAATCCCTTCAGCCAAAGGAGTATCTACTTCCAATAAGGAACTACTCCCAAAGTTAACCATAGGAATAATATCCAATTCGCATTTCAGATACTCGGCTATTTTCTTTACTGATTCTATTTCTTTACTGGTAGCTCTACAACCATAATTGAAATGGATCAGAGTTGTATTATCTGGGCCATGAATAGATATGGCATAAGAGGCTACCGTGGTGGAATCGAGTCCTGAGGAGCAAATTACTAAGGCTCTTGTACTCTGAGTTCTGGTAATAGGTAATGAATCTGGTTCCCCGAAAGTAGGGATTCTCAATACTGAATAAGGTTTCATCCTCCAAGGATGCATCCCTTCAGGAAAATGAGCCTTCAGTGAAGAAAAGTAAACATCACTACCATCCATAGCCAGCCAAATAGGCTTATAATTTGCAGCTAACCATATTTCACCATCAGGCAATAAGACTGCCAGTGCATAAGAACCAACCAACTTTTGTTCAATGGAATCTCTGAAACCTTTAAGGGAGAAGAAGTCGAGTACTCTTGGAAGTACTGATGTATCGGCTTCACCTTCTCTTATAGTCAATTTAGCATCATTGCTGATTATGCCATTAAAAACAATTTTGATTGCTCCTCCTACTGGTTGTCTTTCAATAGGCTTGAGTACCTCAGTGGTAGGAGTAGCCCGGTGGTTGCCAATCCAACCACCAGACTTTCCTATAATCATTCCTTCGTCATCCCTACCACGATCCCTTGACTCCTCCCAAATATGTTTGGAAATAAAGTCCCATGTTGTTCCTCCACAAATCGAACACATAGGCTACTTCTTAGCAAAGATCATTTTACCATCCGCATTAGTAGCCAATAGAGGCTTGAATTTGCTATACTTATCATTCTTTCCATCTGTGAGGAAAGTTTGGAAGGTTGACTTGGTTAGTTTAGGAAATTCCTTTACGGCAAGCTCAACCAGATCCTTCTGAGTATACTTAGCTGACTTGATCAGAGGAGTGAAGAAGTCAATCTTTTCAGCAAGAGTTGTTTTCTTACCGGGCTCGGCTGGTTTCTTTTCTTTCTTTTCTTCAGCTGGTTCTTCCTCTTTCTTTTCGGTAGCTGGTTTTCCTCTTCCTGTTCTTACAGGAGCATCAGCTATGTTCTTCTTGTGAAGCTCCTCTGCTTTCTTCTGAGCTTCTTCTTCCTCATCTTTGAGGAGTTCAGACATAGCTTCTTTTAGATCCTCAACTTTTTTGTAGGAAGATAACTTCCCTTTGATAGACTTAAAAGAATCTTCTACAAGAACTATTGCCTTTAACTGTTTCAAAGTCTCACAGGATTTAATTTCTTCAGCGAGGGTTAGCTCAACCACCTCTGCTATTTCTTCCGCAACTTCCTGATCATTTTTGGTTCCATCTGCTGATATTTCATCAATGATTGATTTGGTAGAATCTGAAAATTTATCAGTAGGTTCAATCAGCGTGATTGCATTCTTGAACAGAGTAGTGATATCTTCAATGCTCATATCACTATTAATAACTATGGGCTTTTTGGTTTTGTCGTCCCTGAGGGCACATACATCCTCAATGAGTTCTTTTGCGGCTAAGCGCAATTGTTTTTCTGAGATCATAATTTACAATTTTTTTGATTAAAGAATGAATTTATTTTTGATATATAATACGATTAGCGAATTTAATACCGATCCAATACCGATCACAGCCTTAGATCCCTGTTTTCTTATCCCAGACGACAATGTGCTCCCTTGTAGCATATCGTACTCCGTTCTCAATAGCCATTTCAATAACGAATGGTCTGTTTAGTTCGAGTTCTTCCCGAGTAGCCCCTTTTGGCATCAGAATAATCTGTGAGCGATCAATCAGTTCAGGTATAAGGAATCCAACATCTATTTCATTCCAATCCTCTTCACTTGATACTACAAACTTGAACCAGGAGTTTTGAAGTTGGGACATATAGTGAATTACTTCAGGTTGATATCTTTTCTCAAACTTATTCTTACTACTGGCTAACTTTGGTGAATTATTCCAGCATTGAACATATTTAATTAGTTTAGGTATTGGAAAGAGAACACATTCGTTTTCAATTTCAATATAAGGAAGACCACCATACCTTTCTTCCATGGTTTGTAAGAAAACTAACAGGCTGGCTTGTTGTAGTAAAGGACTTCCTCCTGTAATTACTAAATGTTGACCTTGCTTCCATTTATTGACTAATCCATTATCATCAATGAGTTTGAATATATTATCAAGAGTATAGGAGTAACCAGTCCTCCAAACCTCTCTGGTATCACACCAAGTGCAATTCAGAGTGCAGTCCCTCATTCTGAGGAATGAGGCAGGATGACCTAAGTTGATTCCTTCACCTTGAATAGTATCACAGAAGAACTCTGCTACATTCAGGTGAATCTTTGATTGCACATCAGGATATTCTATGAAGTCCTCGTAGGCAGTTATAATTTGTTTTACCATAATTAAGAATCATAATTGGGTTCATATCTTGCTGAAGTCTTTGGGGTCTCACTAACCTCTACAGCACAAATTTTGGGAAAGTCATCTGTAAACTTTTCATAAAGAAATTTTGCTATGCGTTCAGCTGTGGGATTAAGTGGCATTTGATCATTGAGATGTCTATGATCAAAATTACAATCAATCCAAGTTTTAATAGGTTCTAAAGCTCTGTAATCTATAACGAACCCTACTGAGTTAATTTGTAGAGCCTCTAATTCTACGGTAATCACATAGTTGTGACCATGCATCCTTGAGCAAGGGTGGTCGAAAGGCAACCCATTTAAAATATGGCTTGCACTAAAATGGAATTCTTTTCTGATTTTGTACATAAGTTTAAATTTTAATCTATTCTACCATGTCTACTAAATTTAAGTTCTCCGTGGAGGGATCTCTGATAGGATCCTTTTCCAGTTTGTATCTTCAATCCCGTATTAGGATCTGTTCTCTGACCTGAAGCTAACCAAACCAATCGGCCTCTGTTTCTTTCAGCCCTTCTTTGTTCTGTCTTTTCAGAAGCTCTATCGGACTGATGCCAGCCTTTGAAAATACCTGTTCTTACCAGGTAATGAAATAGTTCATTTTTTACTCGTGCCATAGTTTAAAAATTATCGGTTATTTCCCAATGAGTTTCCTTTTCATTTTCAGACCTCGTAAACTTTAGTGAAAAAGTGACGAAGTTCTTCCCTGCCGCTCGGTACTTATCCTTCTGAATTACAAACCAGGCTGATCCTTCATCTGGCTTTTTACCTTCATGGTTCATTAGTCTGAATATATTATGAGCCATAGCCCCCATAGCTGAAGCTCCTCTCAATCCTTTCTTACTATCTTTCCCAGCATGATGAAGAAGTAAACAAGCTACTCCCATAGCTCGCAAATCCCTTAGGAATGGATTGATCTTTGTATTCCATTCTGAGTTATCATTTTCTTCAACTAATCCGAACAAGGTACTAACGCTATCTAAAACTATCAATTTGTAAGTAGGATGACTCTTTAACCAGTTAATGATTTTCAGTTGATTTGTCCTTACTGATAAGGAAAAGGAATCTTCAGTAGCCAGTTGATATTCTGGTATAGATAGGACTCTGGTCCTATACTCAGCTTGCTGTCTTCCCAACCACTCAAAGGAACTTAATCTTTCAGCCATTTCTAACTCCCCCATTTCACCATCTATATACAAACAACCTGTAGGATTCTTCACTAACCATTCCCCAATTTCACAGTCATCGGTAGTATGATCTTTTAATCCCATCATATAAGCAATAAGTAAACTAAGTAATGTTTTCCCTGATCCATAAGATCCATATATAATGGTGATCTGCCCAGCCTTTAACCAAGGTTTAAAGAATACAGTTGGATGAGGAAGATTTGAATTTTTTAACTGAGTGAGGGACTTGATAAAATCACCTACTCCTACAGAAGCCCCTTCCAGTGGTCTGAAAGTACCAACCATTTCTTCAGCTTCTTGTAATTTATTCTCTGATAATAGAACTTGAATAGAGTCAGTGAATATCTTAATATGTTGTTCACTCAAATGCTTTTTCGCTTCATCTACCGCATAGGTAAGATTGAAGTCTGATCTTTCATACTCTTTACTTAATCCTGGCAGTATTTCCGATTCTATTTCCTCAGCCATCACTTTTGGGAAGTTCCCAGCTTTCAGTTTAGAAAAGTAAATACCTTCAATATCTTTTCCAGGAGCTTTCTGATACTTATCAAAGTATTCCCAGCACCAACCAGCTATTCTTTTTGCTGTACCTGATTCAATAAATTGAGAGTTCCAGAGAGATTTGATCTGAGTACAGAATTCAGTGGATGTGATTAATCCTATTACTATTTTTCGTTCAACCATGATTACTCAAAATAAATTTCACCGCCGGAGTTACGATATCTGCCATCTGGACAGAGTTTGTATTTAATCCCGTCATCTATAATGTATGGTTTCTTTCCATGAGTTTGAGAAGTCTTATCTTTGTGATTTCTTTCCCACGTATGAATAGCGGCATGCCAGTCTTTCATCCTAACTTTTCCTACTAACCAGCCTTTGCTTTGATAGAAATTTACAAAAGCTTCTGGATCAACATTATTCTTTCTTTCCAGACAGTATTCCTTAACCCATTCAAGGTTGGGCGGTATCACCTTTTCTTTTTTATAAACTTTTTCGTTTTCTTTCTTATATATTCTTTCTTTTCCTTTTTCAATAATTTTTTCTTTTGCTTCTGGATTTTTCTTAAAAAAATAATCATCTTCTTCTTTTGTTAACCTTTTCTTCTTAAAATCATTTTCGACCTCTCCATCAAAAATAACTTCCATTCGGAATAGATTCACTTTAATACTATGACTGATTATCTTTCCATCATTTCCATATTGGATAATATCCTCAATAAGTTTTAAATCTGTTAGTAATTTTTTAATCCTCCTAACCTTATCTGGATTCCAAGTAAGCATATCAGATACATAAGCCGTAGTAGCAATAGGGATATTAGTAGTCATATACTTTGAAGTATAATAATACAACATATATAAGGCTATTACGTTATCTGGTTCATCACTTTCAAGAAGGGTTTCCATTATTGATTGGGGAGTGATTAATGGTTCCTCTACTTGATTATAATGAATTCCAATACTGAATTTTGATCTTTCCATAAGTTATCTGATTAATAAAAAATCCGAAGATTTCTGGGGAAGCAGCCCCATACTCTCTTCGGATAGTCCAAATTTAGAAAACTTGGATAAGTCGTGTATATTAATCATGTCTGCTTCCATGAGATGATTCATTCTGATTAAATTTAAAAATCAAAGATATAAAATAATTTCAAGTTTTCAAAATCTTTATTTAGTAGAGGTTGATAGTCAACTATATGGGACCCCATTCTCACCAATACATGAAGGTGCCGTGTAAGAAATATTTATTCCCCAATGATACATTACCCTTTTAAATCCTTCATCCCAATAACGATAGATTCTGCATTTTTCACATTGGTCATGTCTAAATCCATCTTGTTTCTTCCATTTATGTCTGATCAATTTTCCCATTAGTTTAAATGTTTTTTGAAGATTGTTTTTAAATGTTTCTCTTTGTTTGGATAATTTGGATTTTGGTTGAGCTTCTTTTTAAGTTCCTCAATTATTTTCTTTTTTGCTGCTGCTTCAGGATTGCTCCTTTTACTCATACTTATTTCATTATTTGTTTAACAATATAATCAGCATTATCCTGACTCATAGATCCAGGATCACCGGTAATATGTACTATAAAAGAATCTACTCCCCGGAACTTTAATTCGGCTACGAGCGCTTTTGCTTGGGCTGCCGCTTGAGGCTCATTGTCAAAACATACAGCCACCCTTTTAAAGATGTTGGCAATAAGCCTAACTTGCTTAGGAGTAAACATAATACCAGAAGTAGCAAAGCTATTGGTGCCAAAACGCCATACATCAGTAGGCCCCTCAACACATATCCCAGTTTCCCTCCATTCTTCTTGTCTTCCATATACTATATCTTTACGTGGGAATTTTTCTCTGTCCAGGGGACAAGCTTTATATCTCTTTTCATGAGATGCTAATTTCAGAGGAACTCTTGTATCAAAGGTGACCGGAGTTCCATTCCAGTGATAGGGAATGAGTATTCTATTTTTGTAATCATACTGATCTAATTTGCTGATAGGACCAGTACTACTTATCCCCCAGATTTGCTTCAACATCTCTGGATCAAATCCTCTTCCCTTCAGATATTGTTCATGATAAGGAAGAAGAGGAACTACTCCTGTAGGTAGACTAAATGGTTTAGTCTGTTCAGATTCCGTAGGTTCTTCAACTCGCCTGGCAATTCTTAATCCATATTGCCTGATCAGGACGATTGCTTCAACCTGTGGTATTTTTAGGAGTTTCGATATAGTGGGAACTACAGGATGCCAACCACATCTCCAACAGAAAAAGTAATCTTTCTCTAAATTGAAGCCTAAGTGATATCCTATATGATCACCAGTACACCACGGGCATTCAGTATTGGCCCACCCTTTTCTGGCATGTTTGTGACCCTCAGTGACATAGTCTACCGAATGGTCTTGATATAGTTCAATTATATCCATCTTATTATATAATACGAATGAAAATTAATACAGGCAAGCCAGTTGTAAATCCCTGAGGGCAATTAAGGCTCGTTTGTTTGACCATCCTCTACGCATCATAGTTCTAACCGCTCTTGATTGAGATTCTTTTGCTGGGGCATATACAAATAGTTTAGGAGCAGAAAGTATTATATCTGCCATTTCTTGAGCATCCTTACTTAATGATTCCCAGAAAGATAGATATGAGGGAGGATTTACTCTATTAAAACCGGGAATATCATCAATGGATTTGAAGAGTTCGTTTCTTCTCTTATGATCTCTAAGGTAATCAATCAACTCGCTTTGAACTATCATATAGGCGTGTTTGGTAAACTCACCTCGTTTGGGATCATAAGTATCTTTGGCTTTTAAATACAGCCAACAAGCTTCTGAAAATAGCTCATCCCAGTCAAGTCCTGTTGACTTATGGAATGACCATGCTAATTTTCTGATTAAGTTAATGTCTTTAAATTCGTTCATTCAACATCAAAGTATTTACACATGGTTTGTAATAAGTTATCATAATCTCCTGACGTGGCTTCTTTCTCAATCTGATCCCAATCCATCTTATTTGCATTCGCTACTCTCATGGCGGCCCCTAAGATAGCAAAAGCATTACCATCTCTACCTACCAGAGTTAAGGTTGGTTTGTTTAATTTTTCGTTTTTCATTTTCTTAAGTTTTAAATTATTACTTCTGCGTACATTTGCATTATTTCTCTTAAAAGTGATTGTTCATCAGTTTTTCTTCCATCCATTACAGAATCAATTGTTGATCTTTTTGAATCTACCAGATGGGCGACTTTTTCCTCAATCGTTCCTTTAGCCAGAAGATAATGAACATTCACTGAATCCTTTTGTCCCATACGGTGACATCTATCAGTGCATTGATCTATGGCTCCAGGAGTCCAAGGGAGTTCAAGAAATGCTACATTTGAGGCTACTTGTAGGTTCAATCCTTCAGCCACTTTAGCATGAAGGATCATCAGTCTTACTTTATCGTGAGTTTTAAATTTAGTTTCTGCTTCATCTTTTCGTTTACCAGTGACTCTACCATCAATAGTTACGGCAACATCTCCGAATTCATTCATTAAAGCATCAGCGGTAAAGTGATGAGTAGTGATCACTACTAACTTTCCATCAATCTCAATGAAGTTCTTAATCCAATCAATGGCATACTTTAATTTACCTTGAACCGCTAATTGTTTTAATCCTTCAGTCCTTGTGAATTGTTCTGCATTTGAAGCTTTCTTTGCAGCTACTTCACCTTTTTGAGACTTGACAAATTTAATATAGTTTAATTCAGCTTCTCGATAAGTTTCCCAGTTTGTTAATTCCATAGGAATAAATGAGTATTGCTTGTCCGGAAGCTCAGGTAGAACATCCTTTTTAAGTCTTCTGATCATTATGGAACTCGTTAATTGTCTATGGAGTTCTTCAGTATTGGAAGCTCCATTCATATCCCAACCGAATCCCGTATAGTGCCGAGCACAATATCGCTCTGTATAATACCAAAATTCAGGGAATGTTCTATCAATGAGTTTACAAATGTTATAGATTTCTATTGGACGATTCATGATAGGAGTTCCTGACAATCCCAATAGATATGGAACTTGTTTGGATAAGGTTTTGAATGCTTTTGTACGAAGAGCTGAGTTACTTTTGATATAATGGCATTCATCTGCTATTATGATCTTAGGGTTTAATGATAGTAACTCAGGCACCCATTTCGGTAGTATATCATAATTCAATATGATGATATCACCAGTAGGTTTCCAAGGAGTAGTTCCGTTGAGAATCTCGATGCTGGGATCAGGCATCCAGGCAATGATTTCTTTCTGCCAGTTTAATTTTAGGGAAGCTGGCACAACTATTACTGCAGGAACAAGATCACGATGAAGTTGCATCCAAGCGATTGCTTGAATGGTCTTACCTAATCCCATTTCATCTGCTATCAGAGCTCGACCATGGTGACTTTCAATGAAAGATACCCCTTCAGCTTGGAAAGGATATAGAGTTCCCTTCAATCCTTCAACTCCAATGCGAGTTAGATTACCTACTCTTTCTTTATCTTTTTCGAGATATGTTTTAAGTAAATTATCTATCTCAAACCCCCACTCTATAAGTGATCGTAGGGATTCTGGAGTCAAAGGAGCAGACCAGGCAAGAGCATCCTTGTGCCATCTCCTACCTGGAATAGTCCTAATTTTATCAACTATGTTGATATCAAATGGAAACTCTATTTTAACTACTTTTATACCTTTCTCATCCGTTGCTAATTTACATAGTTTACTGTGAATCATCCATTAATTTTGCTGGTGAATAAACTGGTGAACCTTGTTCAACCTTACATAATACTAAAGAGAATAATTGCCTCTCTAGTTCGTCAATATGATCCCCGATCATTTCAATAGCCATATCTCGTAGGGCTTCTGATATTTAGTTGTATCGAAACACATGATTGTAAAAGTTAAGGGGGACCGGAGTCCCCCTGATTGCTACTTGCTTATTTTGTTGAATACATCACCGGCAATTTCTTCCAGTTCCATCCTTCTTCTTTCTGTGACATCTTCACGATTGGCGAAGGCAGAAATTCCCTGAGTTAACTTCCAGAGAGTAGCCTCACCTTGAACTCCGTCATTGGGATTGTTTGCCATCAGGATCTTTCCGATCTCGTCAGCTTCACCTTTCAGCAATTTGGCTGAAGAAAACAGAGCCTTCAATTCCTTTACAGGATCAACTGTGATCTCTGATGCTGCCTTGATTTCTTCCAATCTGGCTCTGATTACATTTGCACTGAAAAGGTTCTTTGTAAGATCCTTAATGGCAGATGCCGTTGTTTGACTATCAAGATCAAAGGTATGCTGTGAAAGAGCCAGGTTATCAGGAAGTTTGGCTCCAAGATGAACAGCTCTTAAAACCGATTCCCTTACCATTCCATTCAAACATACCCCCTGAAGAACGAAGCTACGAAGATCAAGTGCTCCATCACCATAATCAGATGTGACAAGACGTGAACCGAATACCAATGAAACAACTCCATTCAATTTCGTTTCAAATGGTATCGGTGCCGGGATTAAAGACTCAACCATCACTCTGGTTTCATCCATGAATCCATCAGCCAACTGACCGCCATTGTTGAATACTTCTTCAATATGGGAAGTGAAGATCAATTTGGAATCTAATCTGCGATATTGATCAGAAAGAAAAGCTCTGACCTCTGAACCAACTGCACGAACCAGAACCTTATTCCTGTCGGTCCAACCATTGTGGGTATTCATTATCTGATATCCTAGAGTCTTCTGCCATTCTTCCCCGAAAAGAAGACTGGTAAGATAAGCCGCAGGAATCTGAAGCTTTTCAGCAACTTGGCGAACAGCATGTTGATTAATTCTGAATTCTTCAGCTTGTTCTGGCATACTGAACCAGGCTCCAACATTCCTCTGATCATTGTAAGGATGGAATTCAATGTTGGTCTTGATTCCTTTCTTTGTTGTCCCAACTTCAAAGATGAAGTCCCTGGATACTTTACCTTCAGCTATCAATCTTTCCATAGCTAATTTTGAGGATGTTAATCCTTTTTGTAGTTTGGCTTTCAATCGAGCTTCAACTACGGAGTTTAAATCTCTTTCCATTTTTTCTAAGTTTTTACTTTTTTAAGAAACTAAATTCAGACAATTCGGCTTTTGTTATTAATTGATCTTTAAATAATCTTTGAGCATACGATTCACGATAATCAGGAGGCATGTTTCTGAGTAGTATTATATAATCCTGATCTTTGATCTGGTCCGCGAACGGAACATTGATAGAACGAATGATGTTTATCATCTCGTTTCTGATGGATTTTTCTGGGGCTCTGATAATTTTCATTGTTTTAAATATTAGTTTATTTCCAACCAATAGCTCTACATACATAACCTGGCAGATATCCAAGTTGATTTCCTTCAACAAGATATATAATGTCATCTTTTTTGGGGAAGTCAGGGATTTCTTTTATTGCTTCTTCAGCATCTTCTTCATCTACGAGTTCATCCTCGATTACTGGGACAACTTCTGAAATAGAATACTCGAATGGCCAACTCGGTTGAGATGCTATTCTTACTTCGGAATCTGGATCAAATTCGTCCAATCTTTCCATTAATTCACGTACTGTCATTTGCTTTCTTTTAAATGGTTTTTGACTCTATTCCAGCCTTTGTCATCTTTTTCTTTCTGTAGAAGTTTTTCATATTGTTCACCAACTTCAATCAGAAAGAAAGCTCTAGTGTCATAGATTTCAACTTCCATGTCATTCTTTTTAAAGATAGACTTGTTGCTGATCATAGTTCTTTTGCTGGCATTTTCTACTGCTTGCATAAATACATCTATATACTCAGGTGAGAAATAGAGTGTTTCAGGGGGTTGTGTTTTCATTATTCTTTAATTCTAAAGTGAATACGAAATGAATAACTTCCATCATCTTGTTGGAGGGATGAAAAGCCTCGCTCACAGCATTCAATTCCATGAGCTTCAAGTTTTTTCTGAACTTCAAATCCATCCATGTAATTAGGAAGAGAAAATTGGATGGTGAAGTAGCGTTGACCGATAGCCGCTTGCTTTTTAATTGCTACCAGTTCCCTTTCGTAGGTATCGTTTACCTTTAAAAGTCTGGCGGTCTCGTTAACAATGATTTTGTCCATAATGCTTAAATGTGTTAATTAATAAATGATATTTCAATATTCAAAGATCAGAATAAAAATATTGTTTTCAAAATGTTTTCAAAAATATTTTCAAAATAATTTTGAACTGTAAGGGGGAGTCGAACCCCCTTGAAGTTCCCGGACAGTTTATTTGTATTTGATTAACGAAGCATTCATTCCAGAATACCATCCTATACATTGATATCCTGAGTCAAGAAGTTGTTTTGCCTTTCGACCTTGAGGAAGATTAATTACCCCTACTTTATAATCATAGGGACGAGAATAAGTAGAGATTATATCTCTTGTATTCCAATTCACGAATACATAACAAGCTTTCATTTGGAATGAAACATTTTAGTTTCTGCTGCCATGACCATTCCATATACGATCATAGATATCAGAGTAGTTAATGTATACATTTCGTCATGGTCAATAGTCTCAATATTGAGATACTTTGCCATCCCAACTGTTTGAGTCTCCTCAATCAAAACAGAGATAGATTGGTTCCCAAGTATATGAGCCATAAGTAACATTGCTCCTTGAGCTCGGTATTCTGGACTTATTTCAGTGAGTAAATCGCCACAAGCAATTGCTGAAACAGCTAAGTCAACTCCGTCCTCGCTTGAATCAGCTAATGTTTTTGCTAATTTTTCAATTGAGAAGTCAGATTCAATCAATCGTATAACCATCAATGAGGTTCTTGCGAACTTTTCAAATGATGGGGCATGATCTGGTGATATTACCGGTTCACCATTTATTAAAACCGCTTGCTGAGTGTACTGAGCTTTGTGATTAAAGCTGAGTGTTAAGTTCTTTTTCATTTTCAATCATTTTTACAAGAAGTTCAACAGAAGTATTAGTAAAGGCTCCAATATGCCATTGATACGATTTCATTTTACGAAATTGATCAACAGAAGGATATCCCTGAGAATAAAGATTGGTTTCCTTATAATCATATATTGTTATGATATTACCTTCCTCATCTTCAAGGATCCATTGGGTAGAGACCTTATAATTATCGCCCCCATCATTAGGAAACCCAAAATGCTTTACCAGATTTTCAAATGATGTTTCAAGGTATCCTTTAAATCCAGGACCTAAATTCAGTCTTGTTTTAGATGGACGAATAGGTCCTATAAATTTCTTGGGGACCAGGGAGTTAATATACTCCTGTCTTTTTTGCTTTGCTATCCTATCGAATAGCTCGGCAGCAGCTTCCAATTCTTCTGGGTTAACATCTTCAGCTTCAGCCCAGTTCAATTCAGGATGCTTCTTTTTTAATTCATCATAGTTCATACTTTAATGTTTTATTTAGTAGTTCCATCAAATACAATATTACCATTTCCATCAATGATGGAAAGGATGCTATCACAACCATCCCCGTTTTGGTCAGCAATTTGAGCTAAAACCTGGTCTGATTCGGTATGTTCTTCGTACGGAGTATATCCATGCACCTGAGCTATTTCTTTGAATAATTCAAATCTGGAATTTCCTCTGTATACCTTAATCCCGTCCTTCCAAGGATCAACGTGCCGCGTATAGGCAAGGTAGGTAACAATAAATTTTATCATAGTTTAATTGTTGAAGGTTTACAATCGAAATAGATTAATACTCCGTCAAATCTTCCAGAAGAGTATACAACCCCATTTAATCGTCCAGGACAATATCCTGTTTTGATTACATGAGGCAATTGTTCAATTTCTGAAAGTTCAGATCGGGTAGCAGTAGAACGAAATATTTTCATTCTGTAGCATGTCTTTCTTTTGTCAATCCAAGCTTTTCTGGGAAAGTCTCCAAACTTGCCATGAATCATTGGATCCAACTTAAGTATGGATTCAATTTTAAGTCTGATTGGGGATCTTGTTCTCATCCTTCTTTGTTTAAAATTGCTTCAATCCATCTTCCTACATACTCAGGATCTTCATCATACCAACCACGTTGCCAATCGTAAACCAATTTTCTTAAAGCCCTGCTGTTTGCTGTG